TCCAGTTGACGTTCCAACTGATGGAACTGTGGTTGTTTGATCAATTTCAGAAGTGTTAACTCCTGGAGAAACTAAAAATGCCATGGTTTTACTCCTGTCTTGGAGAAATAGAAATTCTACGGTTTATTTAGTAAATTGGGGTTTTTAACGGTTTACAAAGGTCCAAACAGCACCACCCTCAACAAATCTCTGCTCTCCGTGATCAATTTCTTCATGTCCAGCAATTGGAGTTGGTAAAGATTCTTCTTCAATTTGCCTCATCTGTTCGTGATATAATCTTTCACGAATGTTTGTATTACTTAGGTCAGCAAAAAACGACTGATTCGTCATCCATGAAAATAAAACAAGTGACATTACAAGGTCATCATGACTGCCTTCTTCTGCTTCAAAACTTCCACCTTTCGCAATGAATGTTGAAAGTTCAGAGATCGTATCAAAATCTTGAATTAAGAGTTTTTGATTTTCAATTAGATTTTTGAGGATTGAACATCCGAGTCGTTTGACAGACTTGGTTGTACGAATACCACGTTGAGATTTATTTCCATAACCCCATGTAAGTGACATTTTACCTTTCATATCAACTGTAGCGAGGATATTCTCATATTCATAATCTTCGAATAAAGAGTCGACGACTTGTTGTCCATTGTCGTTAATTTCAATTAAAACATAGGCTTGGTTATAGTAGGTGCCGATCTTTTTAAGAATCGATGGATAAACAAGCGGACTGATATTATTATCCTTATAGGTGCAAACCTGTCGATATGGAATCTGCGTTATATCTAGAACACTAAATGCAGAGTAATCTAGACCCTTGCCGCGAGAGGTATCGACAACCATTGCATAGTTATGCCCCTCAATTGGTTGTTCGTAGACCTTAATTCCATTATCGGAAAGATGCATTGGCTTTACAAAGGCTAACGATTTCAATGCTGCAGCTGACAAAAGCGTGCCAGCCGAACCCATGAACTCGCATTCCATTTCTTGCAAAAACTTTTCTTCACCAAGAACACGCCGTTGTTCATCTGCCCATTTCTGATCGCGACCTGGAACCTGTCTCCAGTTTGCTTCAATGTGTTTAAATCCGTTTAATCCTTCCACAGCTTCGGTCCACATGCGATAATAGTGATTCATTCCGTTTGGTGTGGAAGAAATTAAAATCTTAGACTGTGTACCAGAAGAAATCGTTGGGTAAACAGAGGTGAAGAATTCGTCTGCAATATTACTTGGAACGAATGCAAACTCGTCGAGGTACAACAATGAGATAGAGTAACCACGAATTGCTGATGATGCAGTAGAGGACGCAAGAACTCGACAATTATTTTCAAGTTCAATGTCGCCTTTGTTCCAAACACGCACACCTTGCTGCAACCACAATGGTAAAGATTCATATGCGATTTTAATGCGATTTAAAATTTCGCGAGCTGTGGGTGCCTTGTTGGCAAGAATTGCAACAAACTTATCTTCATTAAATAGAATATACCAAAGGATATATCCAACAACCATCGTGGTCTTACCCACCTGACGACCAGCCTTTACAATAACACGACGATTGTCGTTGATATCTTGGACTGCTTGTCGTTGAAATGGGTATAAAGAAATTTGAACAAAACCTTTGTCAAGAGTGATAATCTTGACATAGTTTTCGATAAAGTAGATTGGATCTTTTGAACAACGAATAAACTCACGGATCTGATCTTCCGTAAGCTGCATTGGCATATTGATACGTTTTAATTTGGGATTTCCCAAATAGTGTTTGAGTTTAGCCGCTATTGGATTCATTCTTTAATTGTCTCAACAACTCGGCAGTGCTTCCTACGAATACTGCCTTGTCAACATTAATATTAGTTTGTGTGGCTTGTTCTTCTTTTGGTTTTAATTCGTGCTGTTGTTTTTGAAGAATCATAAGTTTCTCTGTGACATCAGAGAGATTCTTGATCATATTTGCTGCTACTTCATATGCTCTTGGGTGCTGCGATTCTTTCGCCACTTCAAGAATGCCGTCCAAAGCCTCGTTACCCTTTTCGATAAGATTATAATAATTTGCACGAGAATAAAGAGCGTCAGGATTATTATCTGATCGGTCTGGCTCATGAATTGTAACACTTTTAGATTCCTCTTTTACCACAGGAATATAATCTGTATTCAAAATATTTGACAAATTTTTATCTACTTCACTCATGAAATGTTCGGATAATATTCAGTTGTCTCATTAAACCCAAATGCAGTGTTTATATTAGCAGTGCTTGGATCTGGTGTAACAGTTAGATTCACAAGTTGATTGTCATTTACATCAAAGGTTTGAATCTTGTAAGAAGTATTTGATACTGCTCCGCGAATACGAGTATTTACTACAAATACTCCAGAAACATCTGTCACAACAATTTGATTTGCAGTATTGTTCCAGGCTCTCACAAAAGCGCTGGCATTTGCAGAAGATTCATTCACACCTTCATAAACCAACTCACCTATTTTATAATCACCGCTTCCATTATTTAAAGTCATTTTTCTATCTGTATTGCCATAGTACGAACTGTCAAATGTATTTGCAGTTGATGTGCGAATAATTTTTGCATTTGCAGTAATTGGACCATACATCCATGCTTTCATTGTAAACGTTAATGTCCAAACAAGCGTTCTCAATTCTTCTGATGGTCCAATTGCTTCGGCATCATAGTTGATTGAATCAAGAATAATTGGCACATCTGTCTTGAGTGTGGAAATATTAACGAGGTCCATCTTCACTGTGTAGTCTGGTTTGAAGTATGGAAGGATTTGTTCAACAATTTGCGTTCCATCTTCTGTATTACGAGCATAAATGTACAATGTAAATGTAAAGTTATATGGAGTGATTTGTACTGTTTTTACTGTTGACCCAGTATCACCTGCAGCAAATTGTAGATTGTATTGGCTTTGTTTGCGCAATGGATCATAGTCAATTGAAGTCAATTCAAAACTCATTCGAGGAAGAGTCATTTGAACTTCTTTGGCTAGAGTCGGATCTTGAGTGATACGAGCATAGAATTTTTCTTTTGTTGCATAAGAAAGCGGAACAATAATTCTTTCAATCTCAACTGTTCCTGCCTTGTTATATCTTTTCAATTGAATATTATTAAAAAGAGTTCCAAAGCCAACAACTAACTTGCGGATAATTCTATGATAAAAATGTATATTCGAAAGCATTATGGCTCACCAAATGGATTTGTTTCAGTGAAGTCAAGAATGCTATCTGCCTCTGTTTCAATGCGTGTGTTATCTTCAAATGGATCTGTGGCATTTTCTTGAGTGTTTCCGCTGGATAATGTCCATGCTGCACCACTTGTTACGCCACGAACTAATGTCCCTGCTCCAAACTCACCTTTGATGTTACGAATTCGAAGAAGTCTTGTTGGTTTGTCCCAGCTTGTGACATAACCCTTTGCTGTGGCTGCAGCCAATGATGCACCTTGATAAACGACCTCAGTAACAGTAAACGTTCCTGCGCCGCCAGCAGTCATTGTATACTCAACAGAGTATGCATTATTTTCGCACACTTTGTCAATTGCCTCAATGCCAGTATTGATTAGTTCACCATTGTATTTAAATGTTTCAATATTAATTCCAAACATGTATGGTGCAAGTTTACCTGCTTGGAAGAAGTTCTTTTCTTCTTCAACTCGACGAATCTCTAACAATTTTTGCTGAACAGGCATCCAAATTAAGTCTCCTTCCTTTGGAAGATTTCTTAGATCAGTTGGCAGATTTTGTTCAAAGGTTCTTCTTGCAATTGCCATTCGCGCAGATTTTTGAATTTCAAGACCAAACTTGCTAAAAAATTCTGAATTGCCTTCAAAGTCATTGAATGACTCAAGGTAGGCTTCCATTGGATAGGCTTGTGTAAATGACTTGACAGGATCATCGCCAAACAATTCATCAAGGCTTGACTGTGAGTCGCGCGGAATATAGTAAATGTCAATGCCATGATTTCGAATTGACTCAATGATCATATCCTCAATGAGGATTTGTTCCCTTGAGGCATTTTGATTGTTGAAGTAAACTGAAGTTCCCATGCATCACCCAACAAGCATTTGTGGTGGCATTTCGTATTCTTCTCGCAGTTTTGTGTGCAGCAATTCAATTTCTGCGACTGCGTCTGTATAAATCTTTTCTCCGTTTACAACAAGACCGCCTGGAAGCGTGTAGTTTGTATACTTGGACAAATTATTTCCCCACTGCATTTTAAACAATGCTGTGGTGTATGCTTTTAAGAAACTATCATCAAAAACTTTTGTATAGGTAGTCGGATCTACGATTCGACTTGCTTGAAAGACAATATAATCTCCTGCCTTCACTCGACCTGTCCAATCCATAAAGATCTTGACTTGATTGATTTTCTTATTGTAACTAAATGGCACTTCACCAGTGACGATCATGTCAAGCATTGCAAGATGTTCACGCGCAATCACATAGTAGGTATATGAACTTGACAATAGGTTATAGAAATCGTTTAGACGAATTTGATAGTTAATATCAAAGATGTTAAAGCCTTGTGAGTTCGTTGAACTTAAAGACCCTGCACTGACAGGAAGAACTCTTGCAACTCCGTTAATATTATCAGAGAGTGTGACATAGGTGTTTGAAATGTCACCTGAAGTTACTTGGTGAGCAAGATAAATTTCTTCCGTTCCATCGTAGTGATAGTCACGAAACTTCTGCAATGCGTCGTCAATTCGATCTTCTAATTGATCATCGTCGACATTGATATCAATGACTGGGAATCCGAGTTTTCGGAGACAGTAATCTTTAAGTTCTGATCTTGATGCTGGTCCAGCCATTTATTTGTATTCTCCAGAGTTTAGATTATTTAGTTACGTCCATTTCTTACCTTCAAACCAAGCAACAAGACTATGTCGAGTCCCTCTTGTAACTGGTGTCACAGCATGGCGAATAAACGACGGAAAGTAGAGTATAGTCCCCTGCGCTCGAGCGTCTACTGATGGTGGCTGCGCAATTCCATCTCCAAACACAAAATCTCCACCATCATAACTATTTGGATCAGACAATTGAATTGTCGCTGAGATCTTTCGATGATATACTGGATCGTTGTTTAACCAAAACACATCATGATGTTCTTTATATTCACCTTGATAAGAAGCATCGTATTCTGTAAATTGTACGAAATTTAATCGACTAATGTGAAACTGAAAGAAATCGTCGTTAGATGGGACAACTGTTTTCCAAAAAATATCAAAGATGTAATCAAATCTGTTTGCGTAATCGCCTTTATTCACAAATTTAACTTTGCTTCTTCTATAATTTCCATCATATCCATGACCATCTTCTGTTTTTCTTTCCTGTCCACCGCCAATCAAACCGTCTTGAACTGGTAGATCTTGAACATCAGATATAATTTTATTACAAATTTCTGGACTTACATATGATTTCCAGTAACACCATTCACCTTTCATAAACACCTCACATTTATTTTGGTCCTATTGGACCTACAGAATTATCTACAACAACTGCTTGTTTCATTAAAATCGTTTTTAGATAATCAATTTGTTCTTTTTGTTTTTTAAGTGCCTCAATCAATAACGGCATCATTCTTTCGTATCTAATCGTTAAATAACTTTCCCCAGACTTACTATTTGTCAAATCTCCAACGTTTCCTCCAGGTCCAGCATCAAATGGTGCG